CATTTGCATCATCGTTTAAACCACCATTTAAAGTTGTTGTTTGTGGGTTTGTAACGGTACCACCCCATTGAGATATACCATAACCAAAAACTCCAACCTGTTCAGCTGGTCCTACATGATAGTATTGAAAAAAAGTTATACTTCCAGATGTAGTTGCACCTGCGCCACTTTCATTACTACCAGCATTTATTTCTAAAGTTGTAGTTGTTGGCACAGAAGTTACCATAAATTTTTTATCACAAAAAGTTGTAGAAGAAAAATTAGAACCTGTAATAGCTGTAAAAGTAGAAGGGTCACCAAACAATATAATGTCGCCTATTTGAAAATTGTGTGCAGAAGAAAAAGTTAAAGTAACAGTCGGTTGTCCGTTAGTTGTGCTGAACGCACTTGTAATAGCGGTGCCTGATGGATTAACTAAAGGATGTATGTCATAGTATACTCCTCCAGAATATACATATAAAATTCTATTTGTGCCAATAGCTGCGTACTTAATTCCTTCTTTATTAACCATGTGGTGCAAGCCTCTAGCTGCACCAGTTAATTTACTGTCTCCTAATTGAGACCAACCACCTATTTTTTCAGGTGTACCATATCTAAAACGTACATTTGTACCACCCGTCCACTGAGATTCAGCGCCGGTAGAAGTTACTTGTTTGTTAAACCCTGGTAGAAATCCTAATTTTTGTAGCATAATATACCTTTATATAAGGGTTTTAATTCTTTTGGTAGTATAATATCAAATAAATATGTTGGCAGCAATCGGTATTCTGCCTTTTTTATTATACTTCTATTTTTATATTTCCTGATATTGTTATTCTATAGTCATCTACCTTATAAAAAGGATAAACGCAGTGAGAATAAGAAGCTGGGAAAATTAACATTGATTGCTCCCACTTTTTATCTACAAAAAAATTTTGTAATAGTGTTGAGTTAAATTGATCAAACCCTACAAATTGCAAAACACCAGGTAAATTTTGTGAGGCTTTTTTACCAGGACTAATTTGTAATTGATCTTTAATTAAAAAAGGAACTTTAATAAATATTATAAAAGAAAATATCCCACTGTGATTATGTAAAGGATTAAACTCATTCTTTTTTTGAAAATTAACCCACAAATTTTTTAATCTAAAAGGTTTGTTGACACTATTACAATTATATCTTTCATTAATTATTTTAAGTAATTCAGATTCCACTCTAATAGTTTTTAATAAAAAAGGTTCAAGTATAGGTATGTGTTTATCTAAACTATATTCTTCTTCTATATTTCCAATTAACTCGTGATTAGCTTCTTTTGATTTATCTTTTATAATTTTTTTTAATTTTTTAAATAAATCAGTAGGTAACTTATCAATTTTTATTATCATTTATTATCGGGTTTTGGTCTTTTGGTCCAACTTGGGAGACCAATGTGAAGACGTCTATCAAAAATATTATCTTTAGCTTCTGGTGTTTTACTATTATTATAATGTAAAAAAACTTGCACACATTTTTTACCTTTAAATTTTTCTCTCCAATGTTCTAAGTCGCAACCTCTATAGACCAGCATATCGCCAGGGTTTAAATTTACTTTTATACCTTTTTTATTTTTATTTCCTGATGGCTCAATATAGATAGGCCACTCATCACCTCCAAGATTTAAAGTAGTTGATATTTCACAGCTAAATCTATCTTTATGTCTTTTAAGTTCATCTCCTTTTTTATATATTCTAGCATAAGTATATGCAGGATATAATTTTAAACCTGTTGCTTTTTCCATAACAGGTTGACATTTTAACATTAAAGTTTCCATAGCAATATCTGAATAACAACTATAGGTATTAGGAATTTGATGTTTTTTTTCTTCATAAAAACCAAGCATGGTTTCAAAAGATGATATGTATTTTTCTTTTATACAAGTGTCATACACTTGTTTTTTAACACATAAATAATTATTTAAAAATAAAGCTAAATCTTTATCAATAACTTTTTTTATAACTAGATATTTATCTTTTTTAAAACTCATAATGATTCGTTAGTATGTGCGCAGTTAAAACTTATGCCATATTTCATAGAATCTTTTTGATTTCTTTTGCAACCATGTCTTAAAAAAGAACTAAAGAAAGCAAAAGATCCCGGTTCAGGTTTAAGTTCTTCATTTATTTCAGGAAATTCTAATACTTGTGGGTGTTTGTTTATGTAAAGAATTCCAGAAAAATAATTTCCATGATGACCATGTTGTTTTGTATAATGACTTAAACCATTTTTTATGCCCCATGCATCACGTAGTACATATTTAAATCTATCAACATCTTTATCTACTTCATCAAAGATTTGCCAAATAAATTTTAAAAATTCTACATCGTTATTAAAATAATTCCAACTAGTCATTTCACCAATTACGTTGGTTTGAAATGAGTTATTATTTTTTAAAGCACACCCTTCATCTATTTTTTTAATAAAGTATTTAGAATCAATTTTATCAAACTTACCTTTGTAAAAAAAATAAGGTTGTTTTATTTCACCTATAATTTTTTTATCAAAGTTCATCTTTAGCCATTTCTTTCGGCACCGCCTGAAGATTAAAATGTATAAACCTAAATGGATCTTTACCGTGATCTACAGAAAACTCATGTTCTAAAAAACCTGGAAATAATATAAATGTGCCTGGTTTAGGTTTAAAATGAATTAAATCATTACCATCTAATATTTCATCATTAGGTTTCATCTTTAGTTTTGTTGCTCTAGCCCCAGTTCTTGGTTCGTGAAATACTGGATAAGATGTTTCATCGCTACATTTTAAAAAGTAAAAACCTGATACGTGTTGATTCCAATGCACGTGTGCTGAATGGTGACCACCACCTTTTTTAGAAAACTCTTGTACCCACATTTCACTAAATATTAAAGAGTATTGTTGCATATCATGTCCTTGTTTATCTAAAAAATTCCAAGCTTGGTGTCCAACATAGTTTCTAATATCCATAAACTTAGTGTCTTGAGTTAAAGGCGTCGAGTGATGAGACATTCCAAAATCACCATGTTTTTTAATATAATCTTTATTTCTTTTTACAGCATCTTTAATATATTTATCTGAAGCTTTATTCAAAGACTTAACAAACTCTGGTTTAGATTCATACCAAATTGGTGTTTTAAAATATTCTATTATTTCCATATTATTTATACGGATATCCAAGGCTCCACATTACCAATGAATATCTGGTTCCTTTCGTTATTGGTTTTACTCTATGCCATACAAATGATGGAAACACAACAATAGATCCTTTAGGAAGTATTTGTTTTACTTGTTTTACATGTTTAGATTCGTCTCTCATATTAGGGTCATAGTTTCTAAAATCAAATTCTAATTCACCACCCTCATACTCTGAACCATCTGTTAATTGACAAGTCATAGATAATTTTCTTACTTTGCCATGGCTTAAAGTATTTGGTTTATTATACGGTTTGTTCCAACCATCGGTGTGCCAATCATAATATTGATTAAGTTTATATTTAGTAAACTGACATGATTCGGATCTTTCCCAATCAAAATTCCAACCAGCCATTTCATTTGCTTTATGTACATATGGATGTAATTCTCTATATATCCAAAGGTCATCTAACCATGTTATATCAGAATTTCTTTTACGTTTTATGTGTTTAATTTCATCTTTTGTTAATTTTTTATTTTCTAATAGACCTCCGGTCCTAGCCATACTTTCATTTTGCGCTAATCCTTGTTTAATTATTAAGTCACATATTCTTGAAGGAACAGCAGATTTAAAATACCAACAGTAATTAGACACGTTCATAAGTTATAGTCTGTATAAAGTTTAAAGAATTTTTTTGATTGTTTTCAATAGAATAAGTATTAGTAGATGGAAACATAACAAACATATTTTTTTTAAGGTCTATATTCCAAACTTTTTCTTTATTTTTATTATCGTCAAAATTTATTTTAACTTTACAATCTAATGTATTTATTCCATATAATAAAACTAAGTCAGCAGAATCAGCTAAATTCATAGGATCTACATGACTCAATGTTTGGGTTTTTTCATTTGGAATATAAGCATTAGCCCAAGAGTCTTTATTTTCTAAAGAAAAATTATATTTAATTCTAATATGCTCTCTTACATAAGTAGTTAATTTATCCCAATCTCTACAGAAAGAAAAATCTTTTTCGTGATATAAAGAATCAAAAAGTTGCTTACAAAGATTTAAAGCGTTGATCTCCCAACCTTCTGGCATTTTTACATCACCATAATATATAACCTGTTCACTTAATACTTTCTTATGCATATCTTTTTATATGTTTAATAAAGATATAAATTATGCTAGTTTATTTGTCAAGTCCCAAGACTGATTAGCTTCATTCCAATCGTAAACCCATACATGAGTTTCTGCATCATTTTGTGATTGTTGTCCTGCAGTTAATGTCGGTCTTTCTCCTATCGGAGAAACCCATTTTGCATTTGGTATGTCTTTAACCCACGAAGGAAAATCTTTTAGTGGCCAAAAAATTTGATTACCTGAATCCCATTCAAAACCTATACCTGCATAGTTTCCTCTTAATGGAGTGCCATCTAATACATGTTGATTGCCCCAAGTATTATAAGAAGTTTGAATCCAAAGATTTGCAGGCCAATTACTGTGTGTTTCTAAATATTGTTGTCCAGCTTCTTCAGTTAAAGCATCTTTATCATCAAGACGCAATACATTTAAAACTATATTTTCTTCTGAAATTTTTGCAAAATGTGCCATAATTATCCTTTAAACTGATATCGTATTACTACTACACCACTTCCTCCCTGAGTATTTTGTCCAGTGTTAGCTCTTTTAGCTCCACCGCCTCCAGTGTTATCAACTCCTTTAGCTTCCGGTGCAGGTCTGTTTTCAGTAGAAGACTGTCCTCCACCACCTAATCCGCCACCTGTTCCTGTTGGTGTGCTTCCTGCTCCACCCCCAGCAAAATAAAAACCAGCAGGTGCAGATACTCCTACCGATGCTCCACATAATGAAGCTGTAGGATAATATAATCCGTCACCACCATTTCTAGTTCCAGATGGATAATTGTCTCCAGCTTCCGCTGCTCCGCCTCCGCCTCCGCCTTGAGCCGTTCCGGGGCCACCGTTTCCACCTGCATTACCTTCTGGTAAAGGAAAACCTCCAGCGTTTCCTGTACCTCCAGTTCCAATAACTCCGCCTCCACCAGATCCACCTGGTCGACCGTTCATAGTTTGAAAATTTGCAGCTCCACCACCACCTGTTGAAGCAATAGGGCCTAAAGTTGAATTACTTCCTGGATTACTTTCTGCGTTATCTTGATCAGAACCTGCTCCACCACCACCTATTGAAATAGGGTAGCCTGTGCATGCTGAAACTGGAAAACCTGTAGATGCTGCGCTTGTAAGAGAGTCAGTAATAAATTCGTTAGAATATCTAAATCCGCCAGCTCCTCCGCCGCCACCGGTTCGAGATCCTCCGCCGCCACCGGCAACGACAATATAATCAACGTTTCCAGGTTGACATGAAGGAACGCATGATACGCTAAAAGTACCACCGCCTGTAAATACGTGAACTTTAAAATTACCTACTTCAGTTATTGTTCCACCTGTTGCAACTATAGGGTTTGCAAAAGTAGGTCCTCCAGAACCAAATCCTAAGACTTGATAACCAAAAGATTTACCTTTTGAATTTTGTATATTTGATGAATTCTTACCAGACCCTGCTCCAAATGACCCTATCGTAGAAAAAATAGTTTTTACATCCTTCATTTATTAGTTCCTTATGCGTCGTTAGCCGCGTCAGTAGTAAAGAATAGTTTGATACCTAAGACTCTACATTCACCAGTAAAAGTATCACTACCGTCTGCTGCGTCTCTATATAGTTGAAAGTAAGTTTGTTCGCCTGCTGCAGGAGAACCCGCAACTGTCATAGCACTACTTTCACTTGTAATTTGTTGGTCTTCAACTGTTCCTATACCTGCGTCTGTAACTTCTATTGCTGTTCCGTATGCAACGTCGATAGTATCACCATCGGCACATGCAACACCTTGCACACCAAAAATAGCATTACCGGTATTGGTTGTGCTTGGAGACCAATAAACTTGATAAGTTAAAGTTCCTTCGTTCCATGATTTAGGCATAGCAATTGTAAATTGTGTATATTGTTTTGTACTAGCATCAAAATCAAATACTTTTAAATCTGGTCTTATAGCTGTTGTTTCTACTTGAGCTGCATCTGCAGGGTTAGTAGTTGGTCCATACATAGCTGCAGCTGGAATCCATATAGTTTCTTTACCAGCAATTTTTATAGCTGAACCGCCACCTTGTAAAGTACCTGTTCCTTTTGGAACAAGGTTAAGACTTACGTTAGTTTCACCAGAAGCCGTAATACTAGGTGCATTACCTGTAGCAGCATTTGCTAATGTAATTTCATTAACAGCTGAACCTGTTGCAGTAAGATTAATTAATTCATTTCCACTTGTGTCTAAAATGTTAGTACCAATTTTAGGACTTGTTAAAGTTTTGTTTGTTAAAGTTTGTGTTCCTGTAAGAGTTACATCACCATCACCAAAACCTAAAGTATAAATGTCTGGATTAGTTCCATCATTTCCAGTAGCAAATACTGCTTGATCACCTTTATCTGTTGCAGAAAAAGTAAATGTATCTCCTGATCCAGAAGCGTATTTAAATTGTACTGTGTAGGCACCTGATGTTGAATTTCTTAAAAAATAAAATGTTTGTGCATCTAAAGGAATTGTTACAATTTGGTTTCCAGTAATTGAACCTGTAAACTCAATCATTCTGTGAGACATAACAGCACCAGTTGATCCATCAGAAACTGAAAGAGCTGTAGTTTGTGCACCACCTGCTATAGATTGAGCAGAGTATCCACCTGAAATTTGTTCGATTATATTTAAATTGGTGTTAGTTTTTGTTCCCCATGTACCGGCGTTTTCACCAGTTGCCATTA